GATCATCAACCAGCGCAAAGAGCGAAAGCGCGCCGATAAAGCGCATGGAAGCTGCGGAGTGGGCGTACATGAGACGATGCAGCGCTCCGCCGTCAGTGAGTTGAAGATCACGATGAGCGATCTTTGGAACCGCTCCACTGCGCTTCCCGGCAAGATCGCTGAGATATGTGATCGCTACGCCAAGTTCCGCACCGGCCAGTCCATTGACGAGCCCGGTATGGTCGAAATGTTCCTCAAGATGTGCGCGGCCTTCGCGGATGCTGTCCGCCCGGCTGGCATCGGTCAGTGTACCGATCCAATATTCGAGGGCGCGCAAGGGCTGCTACTTGACCAGGATCGCACGGAGTTTCACCCGCACGTCACGCATTCCAGTACCGGGATGAAGAACGTCCGAGCGCTTTGCGCGCAAGCCGGGATCGCGGAGGTTGAGACCTACTACGTCTCGCGTACCTACTTGACGCGCCACGGTGCCGGGCCGCTTCCCGGCGAAGATCCGGCCATGTCATTCGAGGATATGACGAACATCCCACATCCCTGGCAAGGGGTGCTCCGCTTCGCGCCGCTGGATGCTGGACTGCGCGACCGGTGCGCAAAGGACTGCGGCGGCGACTACAAGCTGGTGCTGACCCATTGCGATCAGTTGGAGCCGAATCAACTTGCCGAACTGTATAGCTACGGGCCGACACGCGCAAACGTCAGGGGATGGAAAGACCATGCAGCGAAAGCAAATTAGCTCATCGAACAGCGGAGGAGGTGACCATGGCTGACACGATGGCTACCGAGTGGGCTCATTTCGAGCGCGTAGATATCGCGCCGATCGCACCGGAGGTCCAGCGCATGGAGATGCGAAAAGCGTTCTACGCTGGGATAGGGTCCGGCGTGAAACTCAGTCTGCAACGCACACCGCAGTCGGTTCTGGCCGAGATGAAAGAATACATGGCCGCCGAGGATTCGCGTCGCCAAGGGGATGGGGTACTTCACGGACAGCGGAGGAACTGAGCATGGCTGACCCACTGGCGTATCACCAATGCCCGGTCTGCAAGAAGCCGATGAAGCGCGTGGAGACCGAGAACCATGGTCCAGGCTGGGTGTTCGATTGCAAATGCTTAGACGCTGTTCCGCCACAGTCTGATGCCGCGGTGAAGCCATGAATAACTATGAATGGCTGGCGCAGCTGAAGTGCAGCAGCCTGAGCGTGCACCGGAACGATCACGCGGCGAATTATCTAACCGCCGCGCAGGAAATCGAGCAAGAGCCGGAACACTTCGGCGATACGCCGGCGGCGCTGATCGAGGAAATGAAGGCCACCAATACGATATGGTGGCTTCAGATCTACCCCAACACGCCAATCAGATTTTCCGCCTGGTACGGGCCTACGCTCGATTCGGTAATCGAACAGGCACGCGCATACTATGCCGCCGATGAGCATGTCTAAGCAAAGCCGCACTTCCTCCGTGCTGCTCGAGTGCGAGAACCCTAAATGCGGCGCAAGGTACCAGTCGATCAAACCTGGCCTGCGCCGCTGCGATGCCTGCGGCGGGGTGCTGCGGCCGCAGGAGAAAAAGCAGATGCCGCCGGAGAAGCTGGGGTGAGGCATCGTTGGCGCTGGCCCTATTTTGATCCCGCACTTCGCGCAACGGCCAAAAAAATCTCCGATTACTATGGCGGCGGTCCGGATCCCGACGATGTGCGGCCGCGCGTTCGCCGCATCAAGCAGCAGACGCCGTGCTGGGTCGATAGGAAGCATCTGCGAACGATGTACCAAATGGCGGCGCGCGTCCGCCGCTGCACGGGCCTGCCGTATCACCTGGATCACGAGATTCCGCTACATGGGAAACGTGTTAGCGGGCTGCACGTCGGGGCGAACCTGCGAATGCTGCCGGCCTCGCTAAATCAAAAAAAACATGCCAGGTTCGAGCCGTGATCGGCGACGCCGACTATTTGAAGGCCATGAGCGGGTACAGCCAAAAGGCTTCTGTGGCCCGCTGGTGCCGCAAAAATGGCATCCGGTTCTTCCGGAATGCCGACGGCTGGCCAGTGACGACCCCCGCGGCGCTGGACCGGGCCCTCGCCCCTGGTCTAGAGTCGGGGCCCGACTGGAGTCCCTATGCCAAGGAAGCGCCTGCCCCCAAAGGTTCACGAGAAGGCCGGCCGGTACTACTACGTCGACAAAAACAAATGGCAGGCGCTTAGCCGGGTCGAGGACGGCATCCGCGAGCTGCACCGCCGGCTCGCCATCCTCACCGATCAGCCGCCGAATACACTGGCCGGGATCTTCACGGCGTACGCCGAATCCGCCCTGCTCGAGCTGAAGCCGACGACCCAAAAGACCTACGTCTATTTCCTGTTTGGCATCCTCAATCACACGTTCGGGCACCTCCTGCCGAGCGAGGTTGAGCCCATGCATGTGGCTCAATACCTGGAGAAGCGCAAGCGCGAGGACGCGGCTGTGTCCGGGAATCGGGAACGGGCGGCCCTATCGTCGGTTTTCGAGTTCGCCATGCGCCGCGGCTGGGCCCGGTCGAACCCGTGCCGCGGGGTGCGGAGGAACCGCGAAACGCCCAGCAAGACCCTGATCGAATCCAAGGATCTGCGTAGTGGCATGGACCGGGCGCCGGCACACTTTGCCCGGGTGATGCAGTTCGCCTATCTGACCGGCGTCCGGATGAGCGAGGCGATCGCCATGACCTATGCCGCAGTGACCCCGGCCGGCATCGAGTTCATCGAGAGCAAGACCGGCAAGCCGCGACTGATCGAGTGGTCGCCGCTGCTGCGCCAGGTGGTGCGGGATATCTGCGACGGGCGGGTTCTAGGACCAACTGACGCTTTGCTGGTCAATCGCTTCGGCAAGCCCCTGACGCAGTGGGGAATTATCTCCAATATGCGGCGGCTGAACGTGGAATGGAGCTTCCGGGATATTCGCCCGAAGGCTCAGACCGATGGCGGGGACCGGAACGTGCTGGGGCATACCGGGCAGATGCGCGGGGTGTATACGCGGGCGAAGCGGACCAAGCCGACGCGGTGAGCTTAGAAAATAGCGGGGTTCTTAGAAGGATTGGCGGAAAACGACGCGTAAGTGATTGAATTGGTGGGCCGTGTAGGGATCGAACCTACGACCAATTGATTAAGAGCCAGTCGCTCGAATCGCTAAACGCCTGTATTTACAGTGCTCCACGTGGAGCAATTTCTAAGGACCTTAGAGGTTCACCCTCAATTTACAGCGCTTACGCGCCGTCGCTTAGAGGGATCACCGCTGCCAGAACTTGAACGCCCTCAAGATCATGCTATCGCTCGCTTCCGACTCGGTGACCTCGATCGGCTCGGGCCGCGGATGCACCACATCGCGCACGCTCAGACGCACGGCGCCGCTTCCATTCACGGTCGCGCCCTTCGAGGGCGGCAGGCGCTTGTGCGATGGCCTGGGCGCGGTCTTACGGTCGAGGTAGGAGTACCAGTCGCTCATTTCGCCGGCCATTCCGCATCTTCCTGCCGATAATCCGCCATGACCTTCTCGAGCTGCCGCTTCAGGGCTTCGATGCCTGGCCGGATATCGCGTTCTCGATCCACTCGCTCACGTCGCCCTTCTGGGGGATCGGCAACGCCGCCACTGGCTTCTCCTTCGGCGCCGGACACGGTACCGATACGTAGCGGACCTGGGTCGGAGCACACGAACACAGGAGTGCGAAGAGCGGGAGCGGAATCAATCGATACGATGACTTTGGCATGTGTGGCTTCCGTTGCGTGATCTCGCGCCGCCGTGGCGGCCGCTGAGGCGCGCTCCGCTAGAACGGCCGTTGCTATGGTTTGAGATTGCTCCGCTCTATCGGCTTCTAATGCGGCCGTGGGACCCAACCCGCCGAGGTAATATCCTGTGCCGGCGGCGATCGAGAGCAGCGCCAGCGCCACGCCCACCTCAATATAGATCGCATACGGATTCAGCGTCACGGCGCAGGCGGCTTGCGGTCGAACCACGCACGGACCTGGGCGCCGACTGTCCGCACTTCGCCGGCCAGGGCATCGACCACGCCGATGAGCCATTGCAGGCGCGTCTTGTGGACCGTCAGCTGTCCGCGGAACTCCTTGTTGTCGCGCGCCTGTTCCTCGACGAAGTTCGTAATGCGGATCTTGGTCATCTCGGCGTCATGGCGGATGGCGTCCACCGCGTGCGAGACGTGGCGCCGCGTCGCATCGTTCTGATCCGTGACGACCTGTTTCAGGGTTTCCCCGTTATCGGTCGCCCCCTCGGCAAGGCGATCGCTGATCTGATTCAGCCGACGGCGATGCCGCAGCACGAGAATGAGCAGCAACAGCACCAGCGCAAAGGTGACGCTGGACAGCTCGAGGATAGTCAGTTCACGATCCATCACGTATGTAAACCCTTCCAGGCCAGCATAGCCACGACTTTAATGCCCCAGAGCACGCCTAGACCGAGGGCACCCAGGGCGCCATTGATCGCGAATCTCATCCAATCGAACGCCGTCTTCTGGACCTTCGCCTCGAGTATCCGATGGACGCCCGACTCGGTTTGCCAGTTCACCCTCTCCTGCTCGAGCGCTACGACGCGCATTTGCAGCCGCGCGTGCGCTTCCTCCAACTCGCTGATCGGCTGGGTGATTTGCTCGATGGCAAGATCGGCGTGGCCGTCTTCGATCAGTGCAGTGCGTATTTTTTGCGTGATCGAGAAATCGGTGACCGGCGAGATGGCCCTATACCGGCCTTTCACGGTTCGCCCAGTCATTGTAGTGGCCGACGAGTGCGACCGCGATGCCAAGGGCCACCGTGCGCCAGCCCTGGCCCTGCACGCCCTGGATGGCGCCCAAAACAACGCCCGCGTAACCCGTGACTTTCGTCCGGTTGTCATGAAGCCACGTGAGCGCCGCCTTGAGCATAGGCGACGTTATACGGGCGGTCAGATCCTTTCAGTGCGAGCGACGTCATAGATCCTCGTCCGGTTCTCCGTATGAGTCGAGAACTGAGCGCTGTGCACGCTCGGGCGTTTAGGCGATTCCGGTCAGCAATATCTTCGCCAACGGATTGTAGCGACTCGGCAATTCTCGCGCTGCATCAGAGTCGAGACACTCGTCATGCGCCGCCTGCCAGTTCTTCGCACCGATCGCGGCGAGCATCTTGGGGAAATGGAGCAGCCCTTCGACGCCGCCGTTGAATGCGATCTCGATCACTACTGACATGCGGGGATCGTCGAGGCCCTTGGCCCACCAGAAACCGGCGAGCGCATCAGCGCGCTCAGCCATCTGTTCGCGATAAAGTGCCCGGGCTGCCCGCAGGCTGATTCCGGCGTCGATGTTGAAGCCGATCCCGATCGTCTCCTTTCCTCGCGTATCAAGGTACTTATGCGACCGGAATCCTTCGGAGGGTTCCGCTCGCGCCTCCGCAATGTCAATGGCATTCATCGGTCACCCTTGAGAGGCAGTGGTGTCTCGTGCATTTCCGCGAGCAGCGCGGCGGCGGCTTCGAGGTCGTCACGATCCGGGATGTCTGCCACTGTCTGCGCGAGCCGGCGAAGGGTCAGCGCCAGCTCGCGCGGCGATTTTACGAATGGCGGCCTCATGCGGTTTGCTCGAACTTGTCGAAGATCGCGCGCGCAGTACTGGAATTATCTACATACAATCCCCAATCGGTCGGCGCGGCTCCAAGGAACGTCGCTGCTGCCTGGGTGGCCAATACGTTGAAGGTCCCAGGAATACCGGTAAGGCTCTGATTGAAACTCAAGGTCGTGCCGTCGAAGGTGATCTGCAGATAAACCGGGACGGAGTCGCTCGTGCCCGCAGCTTGCCAGGTTCCACCAAGAAAGACATTTGAATTGAAAGTCGTCGCGTTCGTGAGCGCCTGCACCAGAAATTGCGTGAGACTGTAGACAGTGAAAATGATCAGTTTCCCGCTAACGCTTTCGCGCAGCGCAAGACCTCCATAATGGCTAGATCCGCCATTGAACATCGACAGCCGGCATTGTATCGACCAGGTGCTCCCGCTCACCGGCTGAAGCAAAAAGCAGCCCCGGGGAGTGGAATTGTCCGGAGTGAGGACCAATGATCCTCTTTGCTGGATTGCTGTTGATGCACCCTGATTGAGCCATGACCAGGCGGCCGCACCCGAAAAGCGCGTGCCTGCCGTATCGATAGCCGTTCCATTCGCTTCCTCAAAATCATCGTTGGCTGCGAATGGCGCAACCCCCGCATCATGGGTCAAAGGCGTCACATTGTAGGGATTCGACCCGCCTCCGCCCGACATCGTAGCCGTCGCATGTCCTGCGCTCGGAGAAGTTACCGTCGCACCGACGAATAGAAGATCAGTGACATTGGCGACGCTCGTCGAGCCATCGGTGACCGTAAGCGATCCGGGTGCTGAAATGTCTACGTCGGCCACGCTGCCGCTCGATGCGGTAACGGTTGCGCCGCTGGTAAAGCGAATCTTCGTGATATTGGTGACGTCAGTGATTCCGTCAGTCACATCGATCGGTGATCCGCCACCACCTGAACCACCGCCGCCGCTCGATGCATCTATCTGGATCACGGCAACGTCATCCGTCTCATGAGTAACGGTTGCGCCCATGAATTTCAATTCGCGCGCTTGGCGCACGATCGGTGGACTGGTCGATACATCGCTCACCGCAATGCCGATACCCAGGCCCACCGCCTCGTCGATCTTGTTCCATGCGTCATTGATCTTTACTTCCGGCTGCGCCTGCGACGGATCGAGATATTGCAGATCGAGGTTCGGTGTACCGCTCATGGGGATGCGCCTATGGTGATCGTTTTAAAAGCAGGAATGCCGCGCCCGACGATGGCTGACATTTGATAGATCGCGCACGTAAGCGCGGTCGTCGGCGACGATCCAAAGTCCGCAACCTGTTGCGCCAGCGTATAAATAACGCTCGTCGTCGTCGTCGAAAGCGTGCGCAGCACTGCCGATGGACTGCCGTCGCTGTAGACGTCAATCTGGAATGCGAGCGTCGCTTCAGAAAGCGGCATATCCACACCGCTCATCAGCGTGCGGCCGAGCCGATCGCGGCGCGTCCAATGAATAACAATGTCGCCATTGCTCGCGAGATCCGCGAAGAGGTCGACCGGCGAGAACGGCTTGAGCGCTTGCGCGTGACCGATGAACGGATAGATCGTGCCGCTGGAAAAGCTGGCGCCGATCGAAGGAGCATCATATTGACGAGACGCCCCTATTTCTGAAGTAGACAGCACGACACGCGATAGATCGCCAGTCGAGAGCAGCACGAAGGAATCATCTGCCGCGCTCAAGCCGATATTGTGCTCTGTGCCGCGTCGTCCGCGCAGAAGTCGAGAGAGCTGCCATTGCGTTGCACTGAGCTGCGTCGCATTCGCATATTGAAAGATCTCCCAGCGACCATCCGCGCCGATCGCCGCGGCATTAGCTCCAGCCAGAACAGCATCATCCGTGCGACTCTCGAGCGAGAAGGCTGATGAATCGAGATCGACAACGATCATGGTCGTCGTGTCCCACGTGAAGAACTCCGATGTAGGCGGCGTTGCTTGCAGCGTTCCGGTCGTCGCTTCGACCACCATGGAAAATAACGATGTCCAGGTCGCTCCTGCGTCGATCGATTTGTAAATGACGCAGCCGCGCCAGTCATTTCCTGGGCCGGTGTGCTCCGCGGCGATGTAGAACCCAGCATCATTATCCGCATCCTGAAGGGCAGGAAGGTCGAGCAGCTCGATCGCCGTCGCAGCGAGCAGCTTCAATACCTGCGGCTGCACTTGCGACACTTCGGCGATGGCAAAGCTGATATACGCGCCTTCGTTGTCGCTCACCAGCGAGAGCTTGCGCAACACGCCGCTCGCGTTTTGCTCGCTGATGATACGCGCGCGCTGAATGAACCCATCGACTGGCAGCCCCACGGCATCGCCGACCTCGATCTCGCTTAAGGATTGATCGATCGATGCGGTATAGGTGCTTTTCGCCGCCCATGCATCACTCCACAAAATCTCGGCCGCTTGCAGCGCCTGCGTATCTCCCATGCAAAACGGCAGCGAGACATCCTGATCGTTGATCGCTTTCGTGGTAAGACGAAACGGCGATGGCTGCTGACCGTCCTGATAGTCGCGATTCACGCTCTTATAATGCAAACGGATCGAACGCGGCAACGTCGTCTCATCGACGCGCGCCACGGTAATCGATGGCGGAACGGTCGCTCCCGACGAGCCGCCATCGAAAGCGCCGATCTGATCGGCCGTGAGCGTCGCGACGATCGGCTTGCCGCGCGCGCGAAAGCACAGGATGGCGTTACTCTCGACAACGTCAAAAAAACCGATCGAACGCAAGGGCTGAATCGCGTTCGTGCCGTCGCTGATCGAGCTAATCGAATAGCCATTCACGGTCGTCGATGTCAGATCGGAGACATCGATCGCAGAGAGGCCAGCGCGCGCGCAGAGCGCGGTAATGATGTCGGCAATGCTCACGCCGCTTCCGCCGCCCGTGCAGATCTGCTGGTCGATCATATAAGCGAAACCCTGCGTCGCAGGATATTCAACGCCATAGGTCCATCCAGAGGGCAGATCTCCGTCAATTACCGCGGCGTCATATGCCGCCGTCCAAAATGCTGATGTGTCACCGGGAGAGCCTGGAGGCAGACACGGATTCAGAGGATATTGCTCGACAATATCGATGCCGACTCCGGTGTTTATATTAATGACGGCGAGAACTTTGTACGGACCGCCAGTGCTGACGAGCGTCCACGGCCCGCTCTTAAGATATTTGCCGTCGCCGCGGATACAGTATCCAGCGATCGGCGCGGCGGGAAGACTCGCGCAGGGATCTGCCGGTGACCCTGGAATGCGTATGACGTTGATCTCATCGTCTAGCTTGCATTGCAAATCAACGCCATAACCTGGGCAAAAGCCGATGTTGCCCGTTCCAGCCGGGACAAAATAGAAAACGCCATGATTAGTAAAAGTCAGCGTCGTCGGTGACGAATAGTATGCGCCCGACCAGTACCCATTCGGATTTGCATTAATGAGATCGCACGCATTCGCGGGGTATGGTAAAGCCGCAGTCGTTTTCGACAAAGGGAGAAGCGTGTTATAGAACATCGAAACCTGAACTTCATTTCCGACGAAGGAGGGAATCGGAAACCATGGCGAATAGGGGCCTGCGGCACCACCCGCTGGGCTCCAGCCGTATAGATCTCCTGTCAATCCACCATCAGCAATCGCCTCCGTGAGCGTAGCGCGCACCGGGCCTGGGCTTCCGCCCATGCTTGGGGCAAATTGATAAGTAAACACACCTAGCGGGTTGCGCGGATCTAGACTGCCTGGACCAGCCCACTTGTAGAGCACCTCATTCGAGTATTCCGTCGAATCGGTGCACTCGCCGATGCCGCTCTCGAAGACCTCAAACGTGAAATTGGGATGCCGCCAGCCCTGCGCAGTCTGCAAATTTCGGTTGGGATAGACGATGTACGCTAGCCCGCGAAACGCCGGAACGTTGCCGAAACCCTCGATCGCTTCGATTGTTGGGTCAGCCGTCTGCATCTCATCACCGAGGTATAGCGTGAACGTCTCGGCATAGACCGCGCTCGCCGCGAGTCGATTAGCGTATTGCGTATCCGTCTCGGCCGGCTGTCCGGTCGAAGTATTGGCTGTTTGCTGCGGACGAATGTCGTAGACGATCGTTCCGTTTTCCCAAATGCGCGACAGCCCGGCGATCGCCTGGCCACCATCGATCACGGCCTCACATAAGCCGATCGCGATCGATTGCGTATAGCTGTAGGTTGTCTGAGACGGTCCACCCTTGCCGCCGGTCTTGTTGGTGTGCTGCACAAACGGCGCGAGCCATATCACCGTTCCGGCTATCGTCGCGGTCCCAAAGACGATCGGGACTGGATCGCCGACGTTCGCGGTCGTGGTTCGATTGTCTGTTAACTTCGGCCCGCTCGGCAGTTGCGTCGGGAAAAGCTCAGATCCCGCGAGCGCGCCAAGGGCAAAGCCGAGCTGCGGATTGCCGAAGTACGCGCCGACGACCGTGCCGACGACGATTAAGGCCGCTTGTCCTAAATTGCTAACGGTACACCACCAATGGCATCGCCCAGGCGCTATGCGCGAGCCTCAGCCACGGCTGGCCATATCCCGTCTCGACGATCTTCTTCTCGCGCTCAAACGCATGGATGATCGATTCGCCGGTATAGATCGCGGCATGCGAAGGAAACTCCGTCTGCGGGAACTGGAAGATCACCAGCGCACCAGGCTCGAGGTCGATCTTCTGGCAGAGACTCGTCAGCCCGCGGATCAGTAGCGCCTGCGGATTGCGAGAATAGTTATTCGGCAAATGATCGAGCAAGATGCGTGAGCCGAGATGGGCGAGCGATGCCGCGACGAAGCCCAGACAATCCGCGCCGAAACGCGATCTACCTTGATGCAGGAACGGAACTCCAACCCATTCACGCGCTTCGGTCACGAGCTGCTCGACCGCAATCACGAGCCGAGCTCCGTCGTCGTCGTCGGACCTGCAGTGAGCGCGTTCACCCCGGGGATATAGACGCCGAAGCCGCGAAAGTTCGGCAGGTTGCCATACGCTTTGCACGTCAGATATTGCCGATCGCAGCCGATCGAGAGCGCGAAGGTATCGCCATCGTGTATGTCTTCCGGGAACTGCTCCCAAAATACGATCACATCGCCGTTCTGCAGCGGATCGACCTTCACTTCACGAAAGAAGTTCTCGTTCTTTCCGCTCGTGAATGTAAGTTTCCCGCCCACGAAGCTGAAGCCGGGGCCGGGCGACGGAACGGTGACGGTGAACTGCAATCGATTCGTGACCGCCGTGACATGGCCAGTTTGCGTATGCGCCGCCACATCGAACTTGCAACGCGTATCACCGAATTCGACGGCGTTGCAGCTCGTCGAGAATGTGCGGATGATCGTCTGCGCGAGCTGCTGGGTGATGCCACGCACTTCAGTCGTATATTTGCCGTCGCTGTCCCGATTGATCGCACCAAGGGAACCGGTTTTCGCGATCCAATAGCCGTGCGACGGGTTGCGCCAGGAACAGACTAGGATCGTCACAGGCGCGAGATCGAGCAGACCGCTCTCGATATCATCGACCGTCACGTCGAGCACCGTATACGCGACCGGCGAGTCGCGCGTCTTCTCAGGGAATGCGCCGGTGACCTGCAGATTGTCGACCGATAGGTCGGTGTTCGAATTGACGTCGCCCATCGTCACATTCGCCTCGGCGAAATATGTACCGGCGTATGGATCTGCAGGAGACGAGCCGCTCGGTGGAATCGTGATATCGAGATCGTGTTCCGTGCCGCGAATCATCCGGCCATCCGCCATCTCGATCGTCCAGATAAAGGCCAGCGAAGTCATGTCGGATTGCAGTTCGGCCAGGAGCAGCGGCGGAATCGTCTTCACGGTAGTGGCTTTGTGAGAAAGACAGATTCGATTTTTTCGGCCTTCGTCATGCGCTTGAGGCAACGAACTACGGCGGTGATTGCCTCGCGATCCTTGGCTGTTATACCGCCGTCGAATCGGCCGTAGGCACGCACTTCTTGCCCGTCATCGAGCACCACTGTAAATGCATGGCATCGATGCTTAGTCACGCGAGCGGAACCCGGATCTCTTTCAGCTGCACCGTGACGTTCATGATCGGCTGCTTACCCCACGAGCTGATCGTCGGATTCAACTGCGCATCGAAACGCATCCAGACGTAGAACTCACCGCCCCAGCTCGTAGGCGTTCCCGAGAAGCCGCCGCCGATCGACACCAACCCGGTCGCCTCATCAAGCGTCCAGGCGCTTTGAACGGCGCCGACCTCGTTCGCAATCTTGATGCTCGAACCCTTCGGTCGCTGGATCTCGCGCACCTGGATCACCGAGCCCGCGGTGTACTGCTTGACGAGCCGGTATTTGGCCGGCGAATTCGTATCGCTGGCGAGCGGCATATCGGTCGCCGCAGGCGTAGCGGTGAGCTTGCAGCTCTTGTAATCCGTCCAATCCTTGAAGCGGAAGCCGCTCGACATGCCGCCCATCGCGTGCCAGAACGCCATCACCTCTTCGATCTCATCGCTCGATTGATCGCCGGTCGGTGAGGCGCTTACGGTGAGCAGCGGCCTGGCCCATTTGCGATCGCGCCGTTCATAGCCACCCTCGCGGCTGGTGATCTTGACGAGGTACGCGGGCTCGGCGACGAAGCCAAATGTCGGGCAGTTCGGAAAGATCTCCGACGTATCGGCGGTGATGGTGCTCAATTGTTGCGCCTTGATGCCTGCGATAGCGAGCGGGCTGCGGCGGCCGCCACCTGCATCTGGGATTGTCGTGAGATCGTGCCGTTGTCCGACTGGACGGCGAAATGATTGGTGACGCTGATCTGCTTGCTCGCCGGACCCTGGGGAACGATCTGCATGTCCTTTGATCCAGAATAGGCGAGCTCCGGGCCATTCTCGCCGACGAGCCGCATTTGCCCGGAGGGGATGGTGCCCCCATCGGCCAGGCCGGATGCAGTGATCGAATTGAGCAGCGAATCGAAGCCGGCGCCGGTCGTGCCAGTTGCGGCTAGCGCGGTTGATGCGATTGGTGCTCCACCGCCGGCGCCAAAGAGTGACGATAATGCGCTCAATCCTCCGCCGCCTCCCCCGCCGCCCAGCAGCGAAGCGAGCCCACCCGAAAGGCCGCCGGCCGCTCCGCCAGTTCCAAAGAGCGATTCGGCTATGTTCTTGTTCGCAATGGTCAACAGATCACGTTCGATCGATTTGATCATGTCCGAGAACGCTTCCTTCAGGCTCTTGGTGCCCATCTCCGCCTCGGTGAGGGGTGACACCAGGCTGTTTTCGAGGTCGCTGCGGATCTCCTTCGTCAATTGATCCTGTTGCGTCGCGAGCTGGATCAATGAGGTCCGAAACGCCTGCGTTTGCTCGACCAGCTTCGGCAGGCCGGATACATCGGCGATATGCTGCTCAGCATTGGCGATCTCAGTGAGCTGATCGATGGCAGTGGCGCGCGCCGCCTGAAGCTGTGCTTGCGCCTGGAGTTCCGTGATCTGGCCGGCTGATTGCTCGAGCGCGATCTGCGCCTCGATGGTCGCGAGATTCTGCTGTACGGAATTGGCGTGCGCTACCTCCTCGTTATATGCCGCCTGGGCAACCGTCTTGTCCTTGAGGTTCTGCAGCGCTGAGAGACCGGCCGTATCGTTTGTAGCGGTCAGATTCTGCGAAAGCGTACGATTCTGCAGATCGAATGCAGCGGCGGAGGCTTTGGCCAGATTGCCCAGCAGTTCATCGAGTTGAGTATTGATGCTCGCGATTGCCGTCGCGTCCTTCTTCGTCGTGAGTTCACGCTGTAGATCTAGCACATGCTGGCGCGCCGCCTCGCCTTCCTTGCCCATACGGTCGAACGCTTTGCCGAGATCGCCGGTCGTGAGCTTGTACTGCTCGCTGGCGATATCGCCCTGCTCGTAGAGCAGTACTTGCTCCTTGAGCTTATCGCCCGTGTCGGTGATCGTTTTCGTGTCCTGCTTGCGCTGCAGAGCTTCGGCATATTGGATTGCGGCTTTCGCGGCTTCTCGACCGGCATCGCCGGCCTTTTTGAGGTCATCGGCAAGAGGCCCCACGCTCAGCTTGTAACGAACCGCCGCGGCGCCGCCCAGCCCGAACGATGCAGCCTGTTCCTTCAAACCCGCGGCGAAGTCCTGCAGCTTTTTATCCGCGGCGGCTGCCGCTTCAGCCGCGGCCAGGTTGGGCGCAGCGGCTTTCGCCTTCTCGGCCTCTCCGGCCGCGATCGCTTCGGCTTGCTCATGACCGCCCGTCTTGTACATCGCAATGATGCGTTCTTGTGCCGCTTTGGTATTAGCTTCGTTGTCGAGCGTCGACTGATGCCAGATGTCGGCAGCTTCAGAGAAGTTGCCCTTCGCAATGGCAACCGCAGCGGCGGCAACAGCGCCGATGGAATTGCCGAGATTCGTGAATTCGAGCGTCGTCTCGATGACGATATCGGCCATCGCCTTGACGCCATAGACGATCCCGGTGGCGATGACGCCGAGGGCTTCTCCGGCCCCGCCCGCTTTGCCGAAGGACGCTACCAGCGCGTTCAATACCGGCAGCAATTGCGTGGCCAGGCGCACGGAGAGGCCATCGACCAACGAGGCCCTCAAAACTGCGACCTTCTGGGAAAATTCCTCGGCGCCGCGCGCGAGCTCGCCCGAAACTACCAACCCGGCGTCGATCGCCTTTTGCTTGAAATCATCGAGCCCGGCGCTGCCCTGATTGAGCACCGGGATTAGATTCTGTCCTTGCTTGCCGAGGAGCGCGACGGCCAGGGCCACCTTGTTCGGCCCATCGGCGAAGCTCTGAAATTTATCCGCGAGCTCGGGCAGGATTTGATCAGCCGTTTTGAGATTGCCGGAAGCATCGTTCACCGAGATCCCGAGCGCCTTGAAGGCGACTGCGGCTTTGCTTTGCGCGTTGCCGGCCGCCTCTTCGATGGAGACGTTAAGTTTTTTATAGGCTATGCCCATCTCGTCGGCCGAAAGCCCGCTCGCGGCGGCCGCCAGGCGCAGCGCAGATAGAGATTCGGTCGATATGCCGGTCGTCTGCGAAAGCCGTTCGAGGGCTGCCGCGCTCTCGATGCTCGATGCCGTGAACTCGATCAGCTTCTCAACGGCGAATCCGGCCGCGAATTTCGCACCCAATTCGACGAACTGATCTTTGAGTTGCGTGAATGCGTTCTCTTGGTCATGCGCGAACTTGTTGAGCTTGGCGGACGCCTGGTCCAGTGCTTTTATGTACTGGCTGTTATCAGCCTGCATCCGGACCACAAGGGCGGCGAGATCAGTCACTTATTTCCCCTTGTTTCGGCGCCGTTCGGCGCGCTCAGTCTTAATCGCTTGCGTCTCAAGCAGCGCGATCATCTTCGCATTCTGCCGAGCCTTCTGATCCTCGACGTGCTCGAGCATGAAGTCCGCGATCGACGGCGAGCGACTACCCTCGGGCAGTTGCGGCCTGCGCATTTCGATGGCGATGAGGGCGGCGTGCATGTTATCCCGGTACGGTCCCCATGGTTCCTCGATCCAATAGCGATACCAGCGCTCGAGCTCGCGCGCCGGCAGGCGATCGAGATCCTGCAACGTCAGCCCGAGCAGCGCAGCGAGCCGGTGCTCGAACAGCTGCTCGGGCGTCAGTCGTTTTTTGCTTCACCCGCACCGTCCTCGAGGCGCGAGAGCCGAAACGCCTCTTCGCTGATCGCTTTCGAGATCGCGTGTGATGATCCAAGCGCATCCTCCTCCGATTTGAACGCAGGCTTGACAGTGCATTTCCACGCCAAAAAGGTTTCGACTTTCTCAGGCGATTCCTTGATGTAATTGCGCACCGTTCGCATCGTCTTTCCGTCGATCTCACTGACTGTGTAATCTACGCCACGGATCGTGATTACATTGGTCAGCAACTCGCTCATGCGCGCACGATCGGTCCGGTGATCTTGCCCACGAACTTGATGACGTTCTGTTTGGAGACGCTGGGATCGAGTTCCCACGAGAGCATCGCCATCGAGAAATCGAACGTCTTGTTGGGCGAACTGCCATCGATTTGCAGCTGAAACTTGCGCGTCGTTTTGGTATCGACATCGTCCATGAGATCGTCCTGAATGTCATCGTTCATCGAGTAGTTACCCGAGAACGTGACTTCAGACCCGTCCGAAAGGCCAGAGATATATTCCATGTTCCCGTCGCTGCAGAAAGTCGTCACATCGACGAGCGCATTCTTGACGCCGACTCCCGAAATCGAATCGACCTCGCAATAGCGCTGATAGGTTTCCGGCGATGCGCCGTCCCCCACCGCCAAGAAGATCTTCCCTACAAACGCTTGTGTCGTCATTTCTCAATCCTCCACGTACCAGAAGTTATAAAGCTGTGTGATTCGAATGACGCCGGGATCCGGGTCATTGAGCGGGAATTCGTTCGTCAGCATCACCTTATCCACGTATGCCGCTCCCATCGTGCCGGTGAAATCGAGAAGTGTCGCGCGCAGCGCCGCGGCGAGGGCCCATCCGCTGTCGCCCGAGATCGCATATGCGTCGATTTGGATGTCCGACGAGACGAGCTTGTCAGTCGCGCAAAATTTCGGCTGCCGCGTGGTCTGCACCCGCTGAATGAGGATGGCCGGCAGATCCTGCGATTGCTGGCGCAAAATCCCGTAGATGCGCGAGTGCACGAGCGCCGTGAGCGCTGGGATAGTCAGCAGATACGCCTTCAGTTCGGATTCGAAGATCATCGCGTTTTAGCCGCCCGGTCGACGGCGCGCTGCAGCGAGTCCTTGAGCGCCTGCTCCGCATCGTTCCGCGAATCGTAGAAGGCGCGTCGAAACCATGGGTTGGCGGCCTGCTTGCGCGTGCCAAATTCGACAAATTTGACGGCGTAATAGGCGCCCTTGCCGGTGCTCATTACAGCGCTCGCGATATTTTTATCCCCATTTATAGTCACGCCGATCTTCAAGGTCGACTGCGCATACCCAGGCGCAACCAATAGCCCGCTGCGCAGCCGATGCGGCTCTGTGCCGACCGGAATATTCGCCTTTGCGCGCGCCAGCGCCGGCTTCATTGCGGCGCGCACAGCCATCTTCAAAGCTTTCCCATCATCGAGCTTGCCCAACGCGATGAGCTGCTTGGTGAGCGCGGCGACGCCTTCGAGAGTTGAACGAGTGGCTGCCATCTCAACTCCCCACGAGATAAATCGCCGGAATAGACCCGGTCCCATCTGTCGTGGGGTTCCCCGTTGCCGGCAACGCACTGCCAGAGCCCGCCGCATATCGATGGCTGATGAGCGTCGTATTGTTCACCGTCCAGCCAAGCGATTGCTGAATGCCTCCTACCGCCAACGCGCGAATAGTCGCGGCGGCGGAACAGATTACCGAGGCCCAATATAGGGTCCCGGCGGTCAGAACCAGGCTCGCAGCGGCGCTTTTGTCGCCAGTGGTCGACGTATCGAGGCCAGTGACGGAGACCAATAGCGCGTTCGGCGCGTCGTCGCCGCTGACCACTTGATTGCTGTAGATGCCAATCGCCGCAGTTCCAGCGAGCAGGGTCGTCACAGAGATTTTCAGGGCTGTGAGCGTCACGTCCCTTGGAACGCTGAAAGGAATGAAGAATTGGCGAGAGGCCGTCATCGCGAGCGTAGTTAGCGCTGTCCCATTCTCGGCCCCTACGATCTTCGGCGTCGCGTTGCGCCTGGCCCAAGCTAATCCGCTCGGTCCCGTGGCGCCCTGCACGCCCTGGGCGCCTGTCGCGCCCTGAATGCCTTGGATACCCTGCGGTCCTTGCGCACCAGCGGCGCCAGTGGCGCCTTGCGCTCCAGCAGCGCCGGTCAATCCCTGAATGCCCTGTGCGCCGGTATCCCCCTTGTCGCCCTTTGCCCCCGTTGCGCCAGCGGCACCGGTCGCGCCCGTCGCACCCGTCGGCCCAGTTGCCCCGGTGTTACCCGTAGGGCCTGCCACGCCTTGCGGCCCGGTCAGACCCGCCACACCTGGCGCGCCATCGGCGCCGGCCGGTCCCGTTGCGCCTTGAACGCCCTGCGTCCCCTGAGCACCGGTCAATCCCGTATCGCCCTTCAACCCTTGCGCGCCAGCCGCGCCCGTGGCACCGGTCGAGCCTATCGCTCCCGTTGGCCCCGTCGGACCGGCAGGTCCTATCGCGCCGGTTGCGCCCGTGGGTCCCGCTGCACCGGCATCGCCTTTGTCTCCCTTCGCTCCAGTGGCTCCAGCGGGACCGGTCAGCCCGATCGGCCCCTGAGCGCCGCTCGCGCCTATGGATCCCGCGACACCATCGGAACCATCGGCACCCGTATCTCCGCGATCGCCTTTCGAGCCCTGCGCGCCCGTATCTCCCTTCGGTCCCTGCGGCCCTTGTGGGCCTTGCGGTCCGGTCGATTCCAAATCCACGCAATGCTGAGAGAGCGTCGCCAGGCGCACATAGCGGGCCATGCCTGGGCGCACGATCAGCACCATATCGTCATCATCGACCTGTGGCGCAATCTCCTCGGCCGGTATCCACCGCTTCTTGCCATTGCTCATGGAATCGTCCCTGTTCGATATCCGGCCGCGTCGCGCCTGACGCAGGAGAGCTGCAGTTCGACCCGCAATGTGATATCCCGAACGGCGCCCTGAACGTCGTAGAAGTCGATAACTGGCGGCGACACCGAAGCATCGACGATATGCTTCAACCTAAAGATCGACGGAGCGCTTCCCTCAATGCCAGGACGCCAACGGATACGAATGCGCGTGAACAGATTCGACTGCACGGCGTTCGCGATGAAGGATTCTAGCGGCTTCCAATCGTCGATCGCGAAAAACACGTCCTTGGCGAACAGTGAATAGGTCGTGAGCGGCGTGCCGCTCGAATCCGTGCCGACGTCGAGCTTCTCCAAATCACCGACGTGGCGCAGTTCGCCAGATTGGGTTGGACGGATCTCGCGGCGCTTCATGGCGACGGGCTCCGTTGCAATTTGAGCAGCATGTCAGCCCGGCGCAGCGCGCGCGCTGCAAGGTCCGAATTGTCGTCGACGAGGTCGCGCGCGGCGGAGATTTCGGCATGCATGAACATGGCGGCGAACACGATCCGCAATTGTTCGCGCTCCGTCGCATCCTCGCGCGCCGCTTCCTTCATGGGCCTGCCTCGCCCGCGCCGTCGCCACCCGGGAGGATTCCCGGCAAATGTTGTGGCGAATCAGCGCGGGCAGTTGGCGGCTTCGTGGTGTATTTGATTTCGACGCGGCCTCTCGTCCGCTTCGCTTCAATGCGCCGCTCGACCTCCTCTAGCCGTTTGCGGATGGCCGCCGGCAGATGAGCGCGAACCCTGGTGCAGGCGCCGCAGCTCATACGCCCAACGCAATCCGGTAGGGCCACAGCAGCGCTTCGGCACGCGTCTCGAGCAGTTCGAAATTATCCGTGTTGCGATCGAAGAGCGATTCCATGTAAAGCAGGATCGCTGCATAGACATCGCGGCGCAGAGGCCTCGCTTGATCCTGGTGGATGGGATTATTGGCCCAATAGGTTTGCCAATGCTGCGTAGTCCAAATCGACTGCGGCCAATCAAGCCATTCGGGCCGCGGCAGCGGACAGTTCCAGGGTGGCGGATTGGGCGAATCGACCGGATCGGGCGCCGGCGTCTGATCGGAATCACGCGGGCTATCCAATTCCATGAGCTCGGCGAGCGATCGCTGCGTGAAATTTTCGGCCCAGTCCTCCGCCGCGCCGATCAGTTTCTTGATGCGCGTATCGTGGATCGTTAACCCGTCGTCAATCGAAAGCTGCGCTTTCGCGTCCGCCAGAGTCACGTAGGTTCCGAGATTGCTCATCGGTAGTGTTCCTCAATCCAGCGATGTTTACGCCTCACCTGGGCCTGCCATGGGTCCGAGTGTCCGTGCATGACGACGAGCCTGCAGGTCGGCGGAAGCACTCCGCCGCGCGGTGCGATCTCATTGCGATAGGAATAGATGCCATCGACGTGCGTGAACTTCGGCTCATTCGGCCCAAGACATGCACCGATCCACGCCTGATCTGAACCGATATAATGTTTCGCCAAGCCTAAGAGCGGGGACTTCTTCGGATCGAACTTCTCCCAAAGCTGACGACGTGTGCCGGCCTTGTGCAAGATCAGCGAGCCGTTGTATGGAGTCCCGCGCGCGGTGTCGCCGTACATTTTGAAATCAACATCTACATTGAAGAGTTCAGTAATATCTCCCGTGATCACGACGTCGAGATCAATAGAGACAAACCGCGGACCGATGAACTCCGCCGCTTCCTTCGAGAACATCTTCAGGCGCCGATAGCAACTCGGGTTCCCCCGGCCGTGCGGCGATGGAACATTCTTGAAGTCGTCCCACAGTTTGATGATGCGCACGCGTTCGTCAATGCCGGCCGCGTCATCCGTAATGCAGACGAGCTCGTGCGGCTTTTTATAATGCCGCTCCAGCATTGAGCGCAGGACATTGACAGTGGCCGCGGAGAACTGCGAGCGATAGCCCGTCGGGGCTACCCATTTCCAGCAGACAAAAACCAACGGAGGCGCGTGACCGTTCAGCACTGGCTCACCAAATGATAAGGAAAGGTCAGGCGCAGCGGCCTCCAATTGGGAATAAGGGCGCGCTCCGCTTTGATTTTGGGAATCCCAATGGCATCTTGCGGCTGCTTGCGCAAATAGGTCGTCGTCGAGGCATCAGGAATCGTTTCGCGCGGGACGCGGGTCAGTAGCGCGCCCAGGATCTCGATGCGGGCATGCGCCGCGAGCCGATCCCGGAACTCTGCATCCGTACCGTAATATCCGGCGAAGCGCTCATCGTATCCACCGATTGTCTCGTACATGGCGCGCGTCATGAGCCACGAGTTCGGGTGCGGCTTATAGGGCGTCTCATGCCAGGGATCGAGCGATTCCAGCGTGGTGCGATTGAATCGATAGACCGAATATTTATCGAGCTGGCGTGCAAGGACTGTCTCGAAGGTCGCCTGCGGCACGAGGTGATCGATGTCCGTGAGCAGCACCCAACCGTGGGTCGCATTGGCCACGGCGATATTACGCGCCGCATCTTGATTCCAACGGATATCGACCTCGATCCGAAAAATCCGCACCGGCATCCCAATCTTGCGCGCCTTCGCGGGACCGTCCGGCGATCCATCGTCGACCACAATCAATTCCAAATGAGATTTGATCTGCGGCGGCAGTTGATCGAGCCGCGAAAGCTGCAGCGCGAGCATTCCCGCGTTCCGATAATACGGCAGGCAGAGCGTCACGCGGCGCATTCGGCCCCCACCAGGCTCGCAGGGTCGATCCTGGGCCAGCGTTTGATCGGCGAACTGCTCGAACAGATCGCAACGGAGATCCCGACGCGCTCGAGCTGAATGGCAGCCGTATCGAACTGCCTCGACCACTCAGCAAGTTTCCCGGCGCCCGATCCACCTCCACCTTTCCACGGATAGTTGGGAAACCAATGTCGTTCACCTCTTGGTCCGAGTGCCATATCGAATCCGACGAGAAAAAGCTTTTGTGGCCTCATCTGGTAGGCCAAGTTCAGCGCACAGAATCCTGAGTTTGTCCCGTGAAGCGTTCCTCTCTCGTCGCTCAGCACGGTCGCTTTGTGGTCGTTCTCGAATAGATGTACGTGCTTCAATTCCCTCGGATCGACATTCTTCATGGTCGATCGACGCAGGAAGATCGCGCGCGTCGTGCTCCGCTCGATCAGTGCCCATCGATTCTCCGCCCATAGTCGATCCATGGAGACGCAAATATCCCAGCGCGGCGCGTAGTAGGCCGCATCGTTCACGGCAATCACCGTACCAGGGAGCTTGCGCAGATCGACTTTCGAGGCCGACCACCCGCCGGCGAGCACGGTCACTTGTTGGTATGGGCTACTCACCGCGCCTCCAGAAGCAGCGTCGAGAATTTGGCGCCCTGATAAACCGTGTCGAGGAACTGGAACGCCATCCGCAGCTCATCCTCCCATTCCGGCTTGTTGCGCCTCACATCGACGATTAACTTTGTATGGTGCGCGACAGAGCAGCGTCGCACCAACGGCAAATAGGTCGATGGTTCGAAGTGAAAGCACCAGGACCGGAAGCTCACGATGAGATCGACTTTGCGGTCAATGGCATATTCCGGCGCGCTCGCATCGATAAAATCGAAGTACTGCACGCCGTTCGAGGCTAAAAAGCGTTTCGCGACATCCATATCATTGAAGGTCTCCGAGTGCAGATCGACCACGGGCCGATCGGCAACGCCGTCGAGCAGCGTCACCAGGCACTCACCGCCGTAATGCTGATTGAGCAGCGCGTCGATGCCGCCCAGTCCCGAGCCCACATCGAGGATCGTGCGACAGTCCTTCGGCAGATACGGCTCGATCGCATCGAATTCGCTATAAAGAGAATTCGTATAGTGTTGCAGCCAGACTGCAGGGTCACTCGCGGCGAAATCAGAGATCGCGCCGCGCTGCAATTGCAAGAACGGATAGGCCTCGAGCGGCACGGTTAATCCTTGATCGCGATTGAGGCTCATGGTTTTGTCGCCACGATCTTGATGTCCTTGGATTGTGGCGGACTCACCACGCCTACGCTCCAGCCATTTGTCATTAGCTTGCCCACCCACCAATCGGCTGGGTGAACGGAAAGGTGGGCATTGCGTCCATCGGGCAAGATCGCATTGGCCGGTCTTGTCGAAATGACGAAATAGCCGACTTTGCCGGTGATGCGATAGAGGTGATCGAGAACGGCGTCGAGCTTTTCTGGCTCCACATGCTCGAGCACGTCCGTGCAAACGACCAAATCGCACGGTTTCGGCATCTTGGCGCGCTCGGGGATCCCCGGATCGTAGCCCGAGACGCGAATCGGCTTGAGCGATTCGGCAAGGCGGTTTTCTCCGCACCCATAGTCCAGGATCGTCGCCGGCGAGAATTCCTGGATCAAATCGCGAACCGCGGAGGTATGTTTGGCGCCGTCCGCGCCCCAGGTGCGCTTGCGATGAAGTTCCGTGAGCTGGCCGCGATAGAAGTCGCTCGTGAGATCCCGCTGCGCGTACCGATAGGCGCCGGCGTGCCGCATGAACATCCCGATATGGCCGAGGTCGAGCGCATGGATGCCCTTGCGGGACAATCGATAGGCGAGAACCGTCGCAGCCGTTCCCAGGCAGATGAGCACGGTCCCCTGCGCCTTCCCGACGGCGTTCTCGATTGCACTGAGCTCCGAATAGGCATGCTGGCGCGAGCCGATGACCTCGCGAACAGAGCGCGCTTCGGCGCCGATCATCTCCGTCGTGATCGATTTCTTGTCGCCGACCACGAGCGTGATGTCGCGATCCCTCCAGAGCGCGCGCACTTTCTCCCAATATTCCGGCGTATCGATCCACGGCGCGTTGTCGGGACGTGTGATGAAGCTCGAATAAAACTCGCCGGCTCCCAGCAAGGAGGTGTATTTCTGATCGCAGTACCGCGCCCAGCTCTCGGCGCGCGGACAGCCTGTAAACGGATTCGGGATCCCAACCATGAGTTGAGGTGTTGTATTGCGAAGGATCAACTGCAATTCTGTGGCCATTTTCCGATCCGGATGCTGAGAAGTGCAGCCGCCGCCGACCGCACATCTCCACTCACCATCCCCGAAGCGGGCGATCGAGCGCGTCTGCATCGCCTCGATGGTGCGCATCTCATCGATGATCTTGGGATACTTAAGCGCCACGATCTATCCCACGGCCGCGCGCGCCGCATCGATCTCGATGGGCAGTTCCGCTTCGATCGAAGACTGACGGAAGCATTTCAACGCGGTCTTCCGCGAGCAGTTCACAATGTCGATGCCACGTTTCTCGGCATCGATCGCCAGGCCCTGCATCGCCTTCACCCATTGCGGATAGCGCCCACCATTGCCGAGCGTTTTTGGCGGGTGATCGCCGTGCCAGTGCGTCTTGCCATTCGTGCGCTGAAAGTCGAAGCCCAACAGCACAATCTTCGAGGCGCCCCACAAAGCGGCGAGCCCGATCGCTTGATACCCGCTGTTGTAGCCAGTATGGATTTTGTCCGGCGTCTTCGAGAGCCCGGGCGAATCGTAGCCGTAAATCCATCGGAGCTTGAACTGGTCGCGCGCCGCGCTCGCGCAGGTCCACATTTCCGAGCCGCGAAATGTCGTCGCAACCTCCGCAAAGTAGTGCTGCCACCATGACGCATCGCAGCCGTAGAGCACATCCGCCCAGGGCGCCAAGCGAAAACTCGTGTTGATGACGATTATTTTGCATCGGGTTCGGCAGAAATCGACGTCTTGACGCGTGAGCGACGGCCCGCTCGCGATGATGGCGACGGTGGCGCCTGCCCATCGTCCTTCGGTGCCGCCGAGTTTGGGTCTGGAGACAGCGGCGGCTGCGAGTCTGTCTCGGAGACTTTTCCCTTCGTGATCGGGGCTCGAGGAAACGCTTGATTGCGCTCCGGCTGCAACGTCGGTATCTGCGGCGCATCGTCATCGCGAATGACTTCGATCATGCCGCCCACGCGCTGCAGCTGCTTGACATAGCCCTCCTCGCTCCAGAACTGATTGCCGATGCGCATGAAGCCGTAGCGGCTCTGAAAGGATTTCAAGGCTTTCACCTGAATCATCGGACCTCACCTCCTAGCCTAAAAAGAAACCCACAAGCGCGGCCCGTATTTCCGCGCCTGTGGGCCATGGCTACATTCCTGAACAACCAGCGCCGGCTTAGGTGCTGGTCCCCGACGGGAACGCACCATAGACGAATGACGCCGGACGAGTCACCGCGAGAGCAACGCGCTCCTCACAGAGAATCGTGACCATATTGCGCACGAAATTGTCTTGATCCTCGGTGCTCACCAAGATCTGCGCCTGTTCCCGATCGAAGAGCGTCGCGGCAAGCTTGAACGAGCCGACCATGAAGTCGCCCGCATGAAAGCTGTCCGACGCCACGACCGGCAGACCCCAGATCATCATCGGCGTGAGTCCGCCGATTGGGCTGGCGAACAAATACCGGTGCTGCGAGTCCTTGGTCAGCATCGTGCTCCACCAATCTTGCGGGCTCATCACCACGCCGGTCGCCGGATAGAACGCCTGGCGCACCTGCAACATCGCGTGCGCGATCACATCGATGTGCGTGTCGTTCGCCTTGGCCCCGACTCCGGTATAGGCCGTCGCCTGCGGCACCAGTCCATGAAGGTGATCGCCGGTCCCATCGCCGTAGAGGATCTCGTGTTCCTCGACCAGCTTCAGGCCGAAATTCAGGCGCGTATCGATCAACGACATGAGCAGCTTGAAGTCCGAGAGGACTTGCTTCGAGGCCTTCATCCAGTGCGCGATCGTGGTCACCGGCACATTGTTGCGGGTGTAGGTGATGTCGGATTGCGGTTTCAAAGCGCCTTCCGAAACGACCGCCGCGTTGTTGGTGAACACGTTCTCCTGGAACCAATAGATCAGATCGCTTTCGGTCGTGCCGATCGACAGCAGATCGCGCACGGTGAGATTCTGGAAGTTCGGAATGACCGGCGTCTGCAAGTACTCTGGCGTGATGCCGGGGCCACCGGAGACCGGACCGCCCGTGATCGTCTTCAGCTTGAACGGCTTGCTCTGCGCCTTGACGTTCATACGCCCGGTCGGCGCGAACTCGATGAGCTCCGGCGATTCGGCGAACTGCTGCCCGATCGACTTGACCAGATTGCCGCCGCCATTTGGCGAACTGCGTGCGGCCAGCTTTTGCGACAGATCGAGAATGATGGCGTTCTGCTTTTCCTTGTACTCCAGGAACTCCGTCATCGTCTTCTGGCCGCTCGTATTGAGCTTGGCGATCTCCTCCTTGGTGCTGTCCTGGATCGAGCCGAATACCTTGATGTCCTCGGTATGCTTGACGAGGATATCGTCGACCTTTTTGAAGTGCTTGCCGAGCGCCTCGTCGATCGCGGCTTTGACCTTGTCGGGTGCAGCTTCGGCTTCCGCGACGGGGCCTTCATGCAGGTAGCTCTGCTCCTGCGAGCGATCCCATTGGAGGGTCGCCATGTCGAGAACGCCGCGCGTGATGATGCGTCGCGCGACGGACTGAGTAGATTTGCGTGTCATGGAGAAATTTCCTTTATGCGATTTTGAAGGATTCAATCTGCGCCAAGACGTCATCGAGCGCGATGGCCTCGCTACCCTCTCCACCCCCAGCATCACGCTGGTTGAGGAACTTCGCATACCCAATGCTGGCGATTGCATTGGCCTGCTTACGCGAGAAGCCGGCAGCATCGCGCAGCAGCTCCTCGAAATCTGAAATGGATGGGAGTTTTCCGCCCATGATTTGCGATTTGATCTGCGTCACCGACGCTTCGACGTTCGCCGGGAAGGTCACGATCGAGCATTCCCACAAATCGATCTCCGTGAGCTTCCAGACGTTGGTCTTGCCGTCGTATTCCATGCCGTCTTCCGGCACGTCATAGCCGATCGACATGCCGCGAATGGCGCCGGACTTCAGGAGCGCCTGCGCCTCGCGGGCTTTTTTCACGTCCTGGATCAGCAGTTGCCCCTCGACGTAGAGCCCCTGGCCGTCCTCGGCCATCTTCGTGAACGGCCCGATCGGCTGATCGCTGCGATGCTGCCATAGCACCGGCGGAAGGGCGCCTCGTTCTTTCCACGAGGCAAGCGATTTGGCGAACGCTCCGGGCATGACGACGTCCCGATAGGCGTCCGCGTTGCCGAAGATCGAGCCGTAGCCCGCGAAGGCGCCGGAATCCTCGACCGCCTTGATCTTGAATCCGAACTGACGCTGTTTGAGCTTCATGCTGCCTCTCCGAGAGCGGGTTGTGTCGCGGGCTTGGCGCCTTCGACGGGTTTGTTCGCGGGGACGGCCGACGCCGGCGCGGTTTGTCCGAGCTTGTCGATCGGAATCAGATTCGATTGCACGGTGAGCGTATCGCCGCCGGCGACGGGCGCCAGGTCCTCGCGGGCACGGATTTCGTTGCGCGTCATGATGCCGTTCTGCCCGAAAGTCGCCCAAAGCGCCGAGCGCGCGGCGGAATCGGCGCCGAGTAAGTCCTCAGTGTCGATCGACAGGTAATATCGCGCGCGATCCTGCGGCGGGATCAACGAACGGGCGACAGTTTGCTCAATCCGGCGCACATAGGGGCGCAGAGTGAGGGCTTTCCAGCCCGTGAGCAGCTGCTCGATGCCGGTTCCCCATGAGGTCACGCCCGCCGCGGCGTGGCCCACCAGCACCGGCGGCACGCCGAACCAGCGGCAAATGTCCTCGACCGCGAACTGACGCGAGGCCAAAAGCTGCACGTCCTGCGGATTCATCGTGATCGCTTTGAAGTCGAGGCCGCCCTCGAGCACCATCATGCCGCCCGAACGCTCCTCGCCGGTCACGAATTGCTGCAGGCTCTCCTTGAGCTGATCGCGCTGCTCTTTTTTGAGGTAACTTTTGCTCTGAACGAAGCCGCCGGAACGTAATCCATTGCGAAAACTGTCCGCCGTCGCACTTTCGGCCGCTTTGGCGATGCCGAGGGAATTCCTGGCGTATTCGATGCGCGAGAGCCCGACCAGGCCGTCCATCGACCGTCCCTTCAAATGAAAAATCTGATCGGCGTCGTAATCCTCGATCTGCTTCCCACCGGGCAAGTAGTACTTGTACCGAATGAGCTGCGTCAGCGCGTCCTTGTACGGCGTGACGAATTCCGGGCGCAGCGGATCCAGATTGATGACCTGGCCGAGTCCATCCAGGGTCTTCAGCGCATAGCCATTGCCCCAGAGCAGTTCGCTCGCGAGCATCATCGACCAGAATTCCGCGGCGCTCATCTGGGAATTGGGCGTCGCGCTCAAAATGGCGAACAGCGGATAATCGGTCGCGGCCTTGATGCTGGTGCCGCTGCGCTGATTCAGGATAAACGGCAGCGTCGCGATGGTCTCCGCGATCAACCAGACGCAGCTCCAGGCCGCCGAGATCTGAAGCGCCGTCTTGGTCGAGACGATTTTGCCGGTCTCGGAGGTGGCAAAATTGACCGGCGGCGCCGACTGGCCGGCCTGGGCGACCGGGTAGAAGTTTCCGGAAGTCCCGGTCGAGAAGTCGAACAGGCCGTAGAAAAAGGCGGCGGTTTTTTTGCTGAGTTCGACGATGTTCGGGGTTCGCCTCATGCCCGCACCGGCGCCTGGAAGAACCCTTCAGAATCGCCAGCGTCCTCAACGTCGAGCGCAGCGCAGCCAAAACACATGAAAAGCGCCACCGCGCCATCGATCTTGTCTGGCGATCGCTGCTTGTTGGGCTTCACGTTCATGTTCGAATCGTAGGTCGGAACCACGTTCGCCATGTGCCAGGTGAGCACCGGATCGCCGCCGTGACGCAAATTGCCGTTGAGGTAGGCGGTCTCGCAAAGCTTCATCGCTGGGCTGAAGCTCTTCGGGCCCTGAATAAACTGGATGAGGCCTTGGCTGTCCTCGGGCGTCGCGGCGGGGACACCCTCTTCGATCAGATCGTTGACAAACGCGCTCGCATTCCACGGATCGTAGGCGATCATCTTGGGATTGAACCGATGAATATCGGCCAAAACATCGCGTTTGATATCGCCATAGTCAATGGTCGCTCCCTCGCATTGCGAGACGAATCCGGCCTGCACCCACCCGGCATAGTTGACGGATTTGCGCTCGGTGCGATGCGCTACGGCTTCGCATGGCACCCAAAAACGGCCCCAAGTGTAGTAGCAAGCGTCTATCCGCCACAAGAGACGCCACGCAACCATGTCGGTCGTCGAGGCCAAATCGAACGCGGCCCAGCACTCAGCGCCCCGCATATGATCCAACTCAAACCCGCCGGAACACTTGCGCCATTTGGAAAGATTCGTCCAACTCGTCGCGCTCGAGGCCCGGCGATTCAACCGTTTTATACGGAACTCCGAAAGCGCACCGGGCATGCTCTTCGCTTCGATCGCTAGCTTTCGGATCTCGCGCAGCAGCAGCGGATTGACCTCCATCAAGGGATTCGCCTTGATCCACTTCGATTCGTCAAAGTCATCGTCACCCTTGCGGCCGCCCGGCTCGTCGTCGTCGAGCGAGTAGTACAGCGCCAAAAAGTGATCCGCCTTGACGATGTTTTCGAGGATCTGCTGCGCAAAATTGCGAAGCTCGGCCCATGGCCCGGGCGATTCGTAGCCCTCGGTCGTGGTGTAGAGCCAGAGCGGCGAGCGCCTGGCGCCGGCGGCCGAGCGCAATACGTCCACGAGGTCCCGTGTCTTATGCGCGTGGATCTCATCCAAGGAAATATGCGACGGGTTCAGGCCGTCCTGGGTCGAGGCCTTGGAGTTGATCGGCTTGAAGACGCCGCCGATTTCCTCGCGGAAGATCGAGGATGAGAACACCTCGAGGTCAAATTGCGCCGCGAGCTCCGGTTCTTTCTCGATCATGCGCTTCGCGACGTTGAACACGATGCGCGCCTGGCTTCCGGTGGTCGCTGCGGACACCAGTTGCGCGCCCTCCTCGTCCTCGAAGGCAAAGCAATACAGCATGATGCCGGCGGCGAGCGTCGATTTCGCGTTTTTACGCGCGATCGCGAACAGCGCCGCGGTAAAGCGCCGAAATCCGTCGAGTGAGCGAAAGCCGAAGAGCTGCACCACGAAAAACACGTGCGCCGGGTGCAGGACGATCATCTCCGTGTCCCAGCTCCCCTCGACGTGCGGCAACGTCTCCATGAACTGGCAGGCGCGGTTCGCATGGCCAGGCGAGAAGTAAAACGGCGGACGTTTGAGCTGCGCGCGCTTCAGATCCGCGATAAATCGGCGCGCAGCGAGCCGAATCCACTTGCAAAAGCGCTGATTTTTGGTGTCTTCGATGGCCTCCTCGGCGTAGGCGACCGCAATCGAGACGAAATCAGGCGTCGACTTTGAACTCGCGGAGCTTCCCGAGCGCGGATTTTGCCTTCTTTTTCGGGCTAACTTTGACACGCGATCTCGAGGAAGGCGTGAATCCGAGCTCCGCGGCAGCCCGTACCATCGCAATATTTGCGCGATTTCTGATCGAAACGTAGGGATTTTGCATCGCCTGATTGCCCGCAGTCATCACGACGCTGCCCAAGGTCTGCACTTTCTGGTCGGCCGCCAGGAATTCGGAGAGATTCACGACGTAGCTTGCGAACACACCTAGATCCAGTCGACGTAGCAGTCCTTCCGGTGCATTGGCGAGCGTGGTGCGCCACAAAATGCGCTGCGCCGGCGAAAAGGTCTCGGGCGGTTCGATCAGATCGCCTTCCGGCTGCGGCTCGTCCAAGTTGAGCGGTCGATGCCCAGGATTGCCCTGCAAGAGTTTCAAGTGCGTAGGTTTCGGTCGTGGTCCTGGCATGTCGCCAGCAATAACAGCACATTCGGCGCGGTTTCCACAAGAGAAGCGCGTCACTCCCCCTTGTTTTATCTCGCGGCCTGGCTCGATCGCATCGTGCGGGCGCAAATAAGGCGCGGAAGACGCGATCACGCATAGCTTGATCGAACCACTTAGATGCCCCCTATGGGGTGCCCTTCCGGCAGCTCTGCATCAATCAACTCATCGCAGATCAATTCGATCGACGACACATCTGCACCGCCTCGAAAGTAGCGGCCGTGCTTGAGCGCCTGGTCGATCGTCGATGCTGCGACATGATTGACGTGGCGTTCGCCATCTATCTGAACGCTTGTGATCTTGTAGAGCCTCACGGCTGCAGCACCGACGAATCAACGCGCTCCGTAATCACCTCATCGACGATGAACTCGACCGTCAAGATGGTGAAGCCTTGTGCCTCGCATCGCACTGTAGCATTGCGCACGTGCGGGCCAAGCTCGACGCCATCGACGAGCACACCTCGAGCAATGCCACTGCGATCTAGCTTTAGGGTAACGCTTGCCAATCTCATCGCTTCAACCTCCTCGCTCGCTGTGTGTAGTGCGTCTTACGGTTGTGACACTGCGCGCACATCGACTGCAGGTTCTCATCGACCAGACGCAGGTGCGGGTGCGTCACGATATCTTGGATGTGATCGACGACAGTTGCTGGCACGTACCGCTTCATTGCCGAGCACGGCCGACACAATGGCTCGGCTGCAAGATGCGACAGACGCAGCCGCTTCCAGTCGTTGTCATAGCCGCGTTCGTTGGTCGTGCCACGCGCGCGTGGAGCAGCCTGAGCATTCGATCGAGAACGTACAGGCTTCAACGTGCACGGCCGTATGCTCATTGCGAGACTAACGGACATTCGGCTTGCGGCAGCAACGGCTGAAGCGCCAGCCCAAACGTATACGACTGCAGCCAAAGCTTCTTCGTCTCGACGATCAACGCGATCTCGGCATCGGTTAGTCGCCAGCAACTCGTCACAACGCCATCTTCCGATCGATGAGCAGGCAGCGGCTGATACTCCGGTTGATCCTTCGCGTAGGTGATGTTTGATTGCGCAAATGCAATTGGTGTCATGTTAGATCCTCGAGTAGCCAAACATCGCAGCGAGCACGATCGCGACGATGAGCGCGGCAACCAGCGCCAGGCCGAGCGGATTCGCATCCTCATCGTGATCCGTCATAGCTCAACCTCGCGCAGTACCCACTTGCCGGCAGCACTCTTGCGCCATCCATGTATGACGATTCGCATCGCCTTGATGACGGCCGGATAGTTTGCGTGCTCGATGATCTTATGCATGCGCGTGCTCACGTCCCCGCCCGTGCATGCCTGCACGCCGATAATGTCTTCGTCCTTAATCGCGAGCACATCGATGAAGCCGTATAAGTCCTGGCGGATCTTGGCGTGCATGTTCCATTTCTCGACGATGGCGCACAGATACCCAGCATCTCGCATGTGCTTCAACGAACGCTGCGTCGGTGATGTGCCCTTGGACTTGCGCTTCGCTGCCGGCGCTGGTGCCGTTAGCGCAATGATCTCCTCGCTGGTGAGTACGGCAGACACGTCAATTCATCGCTGGCGCCGAAGCCTGATCATCATCGTCATGCGGCGCAGCTAGAGACGGCGCATCGCCGTCCTCCTCGCCCCCACCTTCGAGATCAAGCTTCTCCTGCACATCGTCGAGCTCGACTTCGCCGAATTGCAACTTCGCGTCGATCGCATGTCCCATCCACAAAAACGTTTCGTTTGTTTTGTTGGTGATCGACGCTTGGATGGTGCAGGTCAGTTGCGTCGAGCCGCGATCGACCGGCTCGAAGGTGCAGCCCTTGATCGTGACGTTGCCGAGATCGATCTCCTTTGCGTTCACGCCGACGACGAGCACGCAGAGCGAATCCTTGAATTTGCATTTCATGCGATACGGCGCCCAATCTTCGAGCAAAGGATCTGAGAGCTCGCCGCCTTCGGTTTTAAACCATGCTTCCGCGATATGCGATTCGCCCGTGAGCGATGCGGTCTGCTTCGCGGTGAGCAGCATTGAGATCTTCACATCCATGAACGGCACGTGCTCTTCACCGTTTTTTTGTGTTCGCGCGTTGATATGCGCGGCGAGTGTGCAAGGTTTTTTTGGCAGCTTCGTCATGATCGTTTCCCCTTCGTGGTTTTTGGGTGGAGCGGTTCGCCATAAAATCTTTCGAACGATTGCGCGTAGGTCTCAGGCTTGCCATTCGGCGCGCGGCCGATGATGGTGCAATCGACGTGCGAGTCGATGATCGCTTGGCGGATTCGATCCTTCGTGATCGTGGGATCCGACAGCCCGGTGAAGATCCGTTTGCCGTGCTCGCCTAAGCGGCGCGCGAAGTACATCTCGACGTCGAAGGATTTGAAGTCGAGCGAGGCCTGGCTCATTGACCGTTATTCCGGCTGCGATACGCCTCGCAGAATTGCTTACGCACCATCGAATCATCCATCCCGCGTTCGCGATGCTGAATCCGCGACCATCCGCCGACGGCATCGATTGCGGCCTGCAGCTTCGAATCTCGTTTCGGCTCGGTGCCGTCCGTTGCGACCAGCAGGTTCCAAACCTCGAGCGCCGCGTCCTTCTCGATTCTCTCCGGCGAACGCCTTTGGCGAACCGCCCCTCCCTTGGGAGGGGTAGGGGTGGGATCTTGATCATGGTCAAGATGGGGAGTGGGAAGTGGGACGCGCGCGCGATACCCCCCGTTGGGTTCGGTTTGGGTTTCGTTTGGGTTATTGCTGGAGGAACCCAAAAATAACCCATCGGTTAGCGGTGGGTTCTGTTTGGGTTTAGGAGGTCGACCCCCTCTTCCGCCATTAAGTTTCTGTTTTTCAAGCCAATTGTGATAAACGGCTAGAACTTTTTCGGCTCGCTTATTGATAAAACCTTCATCTGTGCGTTGCCAAAACTGATCACAAACCGAATCGACAGCTTTACGCTCCGCGGCTCGATTTACGCGCAGAATTCGATACAAAAGCTTTCGGTTTTCGGGCAGTGGTTTTTCAGTTGCATAAAAAACTTGAAGCATCAGCGAATAGGCGCCGTGCTCGGCGAGGGACAAATGCGCGGTCTTGCGCTGGTAGTCGCCGATGTGCAACTCGAAGTAATTCATTGGCCGATGCACGACGCCGAAGGACTCATTTCCGACGTCCGCTGACGGCTTGCCGGTGGATTCCGGCATCTTCCGGCTTGATGCCGTGGGCAGCGGCAAGCGTCGTGATCACACTGGCCTCATGAAGTTTCTTCAAGGCATGTGCATGCAACAGTTCCCGAACGATGTCCTGACGAGTGCGACCGTAGACGCGCTCCTCAGCCTCAAGCCAAATGTCGGTTTCGCGAGAGATTTCGCCGCGGAAATCCTTCAGATCGGATGCCATTGCGGAGCGACGCCGGCGCGACTAGACAGCAGCGACGGGTTTCGATTTAGGACGCGTGGAAATGGTTGACTTGTGCAGCTCGTATAGCTTGAGCGCAGCGTCACCCCTGGGCGATTCGGTGCGGCCGGTTGCGATATCGCCGATCGACGAGGTGGATAGCCCCACTTTGTCCGCGATGTCGCTCAACGTCATGCCTTCCTTTTGGAGGTCCCGAACCCGCGATGCCCATATATTGTCCATGGGCGCTACATTACGACATTCCGTAATGACTGCGCAACGGCATTCCGTTACGGAAATCCGTTCTAATATCCATGTGACGATCGGCGACCGAGTAAAAGAATGGCGCGAAAAGCGCAAAATGACCGTCGAGCACCTTGCCCAGCGGGTCGGATTGCGACCGTCGACGATTTATGATTTAGAGCGCGGGGATTCGAAGAGTACCAAAAAGCTGCATGTCATCGCTGCGGTGCTTCGAGTCAATGTTCATTATCTGGAGGCCGGCAAAGGATCGCCGGAAGATATGACTGCACCTGACCTGTCTATTCAGTCCGGCTGGCCATTCAAGTTCGATCGCGGCCGCTTCGATAATTTATCCGCGAAAGATCGCTCGGCGATCGAGGCCGCGGTCCTGGCGTTCGTGGAGCAGCTCGAGAAATCGAGATCGCGGTCGCCGCCAATCAAAAAAAAGGCGGGATGAACGTCATCTGGCTCGAGGATGATGGCTTCTGGAAGCGCAAGTAGGTTAGAGCGTTCCACCTTTCGGGCCGCGCGCCGCATCGGCACTCGCTGTCGTGACCATCACCAGTGAGCCGCGCGTCAATGATCCAGTTTCGAAATGGGGGTCGTAGCTATTGAGCGTGATCTCCGCGCCATCGCGCGTCCAGATCCAGACCTCGAGAAGATGGCCGGCGAAAAATGATCTTCCGCTGTCGGCCGGCTTTCCCCATTTCTTCATCGCCATTTCTAGGATCGACGGCGCCTGAATCGTCGGGAAATCAATCTCTAACGATGAAATTCGGCCTGCCCCATCTACGGTCACTTCGGAGTTTGCATCGACGTACTCAAATTTGGTTTTACCTCGGTGAACGCCAGCGGACACGTTTTCATCCAGAGAAGTAATACCAAGTTTCTCAAGCGATCGCGCGTTCGCCGAGCTTCCGAGCGCCACGCCGGCTAGATCCGCCGCGGCCGCCGAAGTTACAGCGGCGATCGAGATAGCCAATATCGATGCAATGAGTTTCACGTCACGTTCCTTATGGGTGGTTTCACTGCGGCCGAATATATCCGGCGTTCCGTAGCGTAGCCATGATTGAGGTCTCATTCACGGATTATTGGCCCGGAAATGTGACCCATATCCCACACTACGGAATTCCGTTGACAGCGCATTACGGCGTCCCGTAATATTGGCTCATTCGCAAACGGAGCCTGCAAATGAACCTCGAACTTTCCACCGCCGACCGCCTCGCCAAAGCCAAACAGAAGCGGCTCGACAATCGCCTGCTTTTTCTCGCCCTGCACGGCGATTACATCCTCTGCCCGATGCTGATCGGCGCGTTTGGAGTGTTCGTCAAAGTGGTGATCTCGTGAAGTACGCCGTCACTATTAAATGGCCGCACGGCTCGGTCACCCGCGTCACGGTATCGAAGGAGACTCTGGCCGGCTTTCGGTTGGGCGCCTGCAAGGGCTGCTCGGTGTCGATCGTCAAGGTGATGTCGTGATGAGCGTGCGGTTCGGCGTCACCGAATTCCTGCTGCTCAACGTCGATCTCATCGTATGGGGTTTTATCGCGGCGAGGGCTTTTCACTGATGAGCGCGGGCAAGATCGCCTTGGGCTGCTTCATCCTCGCCTTGCTCATCTTCGGGGTCGACCGGGCCGTCGGATATTTTCAGGGGTGGCGCGAGCGGCGCAATGCCTTCATCCGCAATGAGCGCCTGAATCGTTACAACATGGCGGCTTTCCGTGGCACGCGGAAGAACCAGCATTTATGAACCAGCGCGTCCACATTGTGCTGGGCGATGGCGTGACGGCCCACGATGTAGAGCGTGCTCTCTTGCATACCGGACTCACCATTTGCAGCACGGTCACGCCGAACGTCTTCACCATTGATCATGCGAAGCGCGAACTGCCGCTCGATGCGCAAGATCATTTGCTATCCGCCTTTCATCGTCGTCAAGCCGATTAACCCCAGGAGATCTAATGGCAAACGCATCCGCAAAGAAATCAACAGACGTGGCGACGCGCGATCCTGCCGGCGCAGTAGCAACGCGTCCCTCGCCCAATACCGGCCTGGTCGCCCAGTTCGCCGGCCGCTACAACATCGACGCTGACAAGATGCTCGAGACGCTCAAGCAAACGGCATTCAAGCAGCGTCCGCCCAAAGGTGGCGGCGAAGTCAAGGTCGTCTCGACTGAACAGATGATGGCGCTTCTCGTGATCGCTCAGGAATATGGGCTCAATCCCTTCACGCGCGAGATCTACGCCTTCCCGAGCGAGAACGGCATTGTGCCGATCATCGGCTTCGATGGCTGGGTGCGGCTCATCAACAAGCGGCCTGAGCTCGACTACATGGAGATCCGGGAGGCGCCGGACGGCACCGATAAAGACGAGTACTTCGTCGAAGTGGAAATCCGCCGCAAAGATCGAAGCCGGCCGACAGTGGTGCGCGAGTACCTGAAGGAATGCTACCGCGATACGGGGCCCTGGAACGAGATGCCTCGGCGCATGACCCGCCATAAGGCCATCATTCAATGCGGCCGCGTCGCCTTCGGTTATGCCGGCGTGTACGACCCGGACGATGCGGAGCGGGTGTACGCAAACGCGATCGACGTGACGCCGCGCGAATCCAACGGCAAGCCGGTTACGCGCGAGCCGCAGCGCAAAACCGCGAGCGCCCCGCCGGTCGAGGACATCGAAGTCATCACCCTGGATCAGGCGACGGCGCTTGCCGACAAGCTCAAAGCGGAAGGCATCGCGCTCAATCTGCTGCTCGCCAGGTTCGAGATCGGTTCCCTCGAGGAACTGCCGGCGATCAATTACGAATCGGCGATGGCGGCAATCGATGAGGCGAGCGCGACCTAAATGTCTCAGGCGGTAGCGCTGGCGTTCGATGCTGATTCCCATACCTACCGTTATGGAGATCGGCCCGTGCCGTCAGTTTCGCGCATCCTGCGTATCGCAAACATTCGTTTTCACGAATCGGGCGCGATGGTGAAGGATGGATTCGAGTTCGTGGATCCGGATCTACTCAAGCGCGCACGTGTCTTCGGCCAGCACGTCCATCTCGCAACTGACCTTTTCGACAAGGGCGAACTGGACGAGGAGCAACTGGACGCGTCGCTGATCCCATATTTGAACGCCTACAAATCGTTCCTATCCGAGACCGGCTTCGTGGTCACGCACTCCGAACAGCTGGTCTACCACGCGCGCTACCGCTATGCCGGGCGCCTGGACAAGCGCGGGACGTGGAAGGGAACGACGTGGCTGTTGGATATCAAGAGCGGCCTGGTACCGCGCACCGTCGGATTGCAGACGTCGGCCTACCAGATGGCCTGCGACGACAAGCCGCGGCGCCGGCTGTGTCTGCAGTTGATGCGCAATAAATACAAATTGCACAAATGCGATGCCACGACGGATTGGTCGCATTTTCTTTCGGCATTGAACTTGCACTACTTCAACGATAGGAACACTCATGTCAGCAGTGAAACCGAAACCCGCATCGCCTGAAGCGGAAGCGCCCAAGAACCTGGTGCAATTATCAATTCCGACGCCAGCCGGGGACGCAGCCTCGGAAGCAATGACGGCTGTTGCCTACGCCGAGAGCTTCGCGGTCGGGAGTGTCAGCGATTCCGCCAAAGCGCAAGAAGCGCGCGCACGGATCAACACCAAGATCAAGGCGTTGAACGATGCGCGACTTGCGCTCACGCGGCCGATTGACCAGGCGAAGAAGGTCATCATGGATTTCTTCGCCGGTCCCGTTACTCAATTTGAGCGGGCGAAGGTCGCCCTTGATCGCAAGATCATCGCCTACGACAACGAGCAGGAAGAGATCCGCCGCGTCGAGCAGCGCCGCCTCGACAAGATTGCCGAGGATGAGCGCAGGCGCCTGCAGGCCATCGCAGATGAAACGGCGCGCAAAGCTCGTGAGGAAGCCGACAAGAAACACCGCGAGGCAGAAGCGGCCGCCGCAGCGGGACGTCAGGCTGAGGCCGACAGGTTGCGCGCCCAGGCCACACGGATCAATGAGAAGGCCGCAGATAAGGCCGAGCAGTTCGAGGAGCGCGCGGCCGCGGTCGTGGCTCCGGTTGTCCAAGCCGACACCGCGCGCGTCGCCGGCTCCGCAGTTCGCGAGGTATGGGAATTTGAGGTCACGGACCTATCCAAGATCAATGCCGCGTTCCTGATGGCTGACGGGGTGAAGATCGGACGCGTCGTGCAATCGCTGAAATTGGATGCAGTCGGCGTGGTGGGCGACGGCATCACGGTCAAAAGCCGCAAGATCCTTGCGAGCCGTCGGACGTGACAGCGGTCGCCGGCAAAGTGATCCTTTATGCCGTATTGATGGGCAGCGGCGTGGTCGCCTATATCGTGGCGAGAAAAATCGGATTCACTATTGATCAATCGCTCGTGATCGCGCTGATCTCGGTGGTCTGCATGATCGGGAGTTGGCACCCATGATCGAGCCAGGCAAAGAAACCTACCTCGGAGACGGGCTCTTCGTCTCGCATGACGGCTATCAGATTTGTTTGCGCGCCGATTCGCAACGCGTGTACCTGGAATCGGCGGTCTGGTTTTGCCTGCTGGCGTGGGTCAAGCGTCACGCCTCTGCGGCCTTTCCCGCGGGAATCGAGGACTCAACGGAGGAACGCGACTAATGACATTCGACGACGATTTGCGGGTGCTCTTTCTCGTCGGGCTTCCGCAGCCGCCGCCCGGATTCAAGCCGCCAACAGCGGAACAACTTATGGCTGCTGATGAGCGCATGCGCGAGATGCTACGTCGTGGCGTCACTTGCTTCGTTATCGGGTTTGGACCCACCCTACACTGATACGAGAAAGATAATGATTTACGCAATTAGCGATGGACGCGCAATTAAATTCGGATTCGCAAGAGATGTCGATCTCCGAATGCGCGGGCTGTCCACTGGACATTATCGGCCACTACAAATAGTCGCAACTTGCGATGCCACATTGCTCATGGAGAAACACCTGCATGGATTGCTGAAGGAAAAGCTTCCGCAGAAAGTGTTGCTGTATGGGGAATGGTACGCTGATCACGCCATCGTCGAGCGAACAGTATCTGCGATAAAGACAGCAACGCTGATCGACCACTTCGCGTGGCTCAATTCGCTCACGGAGTCGGATATTGTCCCACCAGCGTTGTCATTTGATGAGCGACTGACGATAGCAGAAAAAAGTGCTGATGCATTTCGGAATGCGCTACGCGAAATGGCCGACGCCTTGGAGATACTAGGCAAGATCGTCTCCGACGAATATAAGTTCAATGCGGAAATTAACGAGATTATAAAGCGGAGAAAAAGACAAGTATCACTCCTACTTCCGAAAGTCACCGAAAAAATAATACAAGCTGGCGCGCGCAAAGAACGCCTCGATTTAGAGCTTTCCAAATGCTTGGAATAATAGCCAGGAGCACCGCGATGACCTTTGATCCGAGGAGTCTTTGACATGTTAGTACTCGTTCGCCGCCTCGATGAGGTGCTGGTGATCGGTGACGACATTCGCGTGGTCGTGCTTGGCATAAAGGGCCAGCAGGTCAGAATCGGCATCGAGGCGCCGCGCGAGATGGCGGTGGATCGCGAAGAGTTGCGCATCAAGAAGGACGCCGAGAAGGCGGCGAGGCAATGATCCGCTGCGGGAAAAGACTGTGAATAAGCCTGTTTTTGTATTCGACGAACGCAGTCTGGAAAAGCTCAGCGACCTGAAGGCTCAGGGGTTTCTTGAACCGTATAACCGCTGGCGACATCCACCAGGTTGTCCAGACGGCGACTGGTGTCGCGGCAATCGCGTCTGTTACTGGGACTGTCAGGGGAAAGATTGTGACGCATAGATGCTTCAAAATATTCGACGCTTACCAGAAGCAAAAGAACACGCGGCTGTCCTTCGCCATACAGGTTCCGAGCGGCAGAGAACTGCTGATTATCGCCACCGAGAAAGTAAACTCACGAGTACCCGGTAAGGCGGTGCGCGCCATGGCAACGTTCTGCCCATTCTGCGGGATGAGCGTCAACGACAAAGACTTCGCCTCTGCAAAGGAGGTATCCAAGTGATACCAGGAACGAGCGGACCCTCTGGATTTCCCTGTTCGATATGTGGCGGATGGATGTCCTATGGGCAAACTCACATGTGCGGAGGCACGCCGCAATTTCAGCAGCCCGGTTCGCTGACGATTCCGCCGTGCCGTGCGCCGTGGAATCCATTGAACGCAGATGCCGTGCGGCTAATCATTCGCGAAGAGTTGGAGCGATACTTCGCTCAGCAAAGACAAGGAAACGATCATGGGAATTGATCCGCGAGGATTAGCGCAAGCGATGGGCGACGCCGAGGCAAGACTGAACGCCGTTCGCGGACATGCGGAGGCAATGAGTGCAAAGGCAGCCGGACTAGATGCAGTTGTCACGCATCAACGCGCCCGCATCCGCGCGCTCGAGGCGGCGCTGCGGGACATGGTTGAAGCCGCGGAAATCGGCAAGGTGTTTACCTGTGGTTCTCGCATAAACCCAGTGCTCCTTAGAGCCAGGGCCGCTCTGACACCATCGGAAACGGCCTGTGAGCCTAGAAAGCCGATGCTCTCGGACATGGCGGACGGCGTAATTCGCGAGTTGCACAGGCAGGGCATGGTCAGCATGCGCTCGGAGTTCGACGGTGCTGTGTTGCGTATCGAGCCTGCGACATTCACCGAGACGTTCGGATGCACGCCCGTAGCCGGCGATCCGGTTTGCCCAGATTGTGGCAATAGGATTGATCTCGATTGCTGCGGCTGCGGCGAATCGAAAGAAGGCCACAACGCGTGGAACGCTGGGCATGAGTTCGTGCCGATGGGGTGCGATTGCCATAGAGCCACTTCTGACCGGGGAGCAGCCAAGTGAAGCCCTGCGCGTGCAAGCACCTGGACCACAACGAAGCGACCTACGGCGAGGCGGCTGAACTCAAGTCGGTCATATCCGATGGCGTCACTGTGAAGTATTGGAAGCGCCGGCCCCACATGCTTTATGAAGGCGCTCCGGTGAATGTCCAGTTCTGCGGCCAGGGTCGCGGCCGCATCAATGGGATCTTCGACTGCTATCTCGGAGAGTTGCACTGTTACGAACCGAGTGAGTTAGAGAAGCCATGTCAATAGCGAACCATCAATCTTCATGCGCGCAAAGCCTAGAAAACACGGCATTTGCTCGCGTATGCTCACAGTCCAAATCGCTGCCCGCGAATCGTGGTAGAGAATGGGTGTCCCCAATAAATGGAGACAACGATGAAAGGAAAATGGACGCCAGTCACCGACGCAGCCGAGATCGCGGAGTTGGAGAAGCTGGACGGCGCACTCGACCGACCGCTGCCGCACAAGCCGAATGGGGATTTGTGGGTGGATTCCGAAGAACTTAAACAATGGCGCGCGTTGCGCCAAGGAGAGTGATATGGGTGGTGGAACATTCGATCCGGGCAAGTATCGTGCGTACACGAGCACGACGGTCGGCAAGACGACCGAACAGGTCTTTGCCTCACGCAGCATTAAGGCCGCGCTAGATCCGAAAGGGGTGAAGGTTCGCGAGTCCCGGGATAGCGCGGACAATCCGCGATCGACGCCGATCATCGTGGCGCTGGATGTCACGGGGAGCATGGGAATGCTGGCTGACACGATCGCGCGCAAGGGCTTGGGAACCCTGTTCACAGGGATCATCGATCGCAAGCCGGTGGCTGATCCGCATGTCATGTTCATGGCGGTGGGTGACGTTTCCTGCGATCACTCGCCCCTGCAGGTTTCGCAGTTCGAGGCGGATAACCGTATCGTCGAGCAGCTCACCGACATCTACATTGAACATGGCGGCGGCGGAAATGGCTGGGAGAGCTATGAACTGCCGTGGTACTTCGCAGCGTTCCACACCGTGCACGACAGCCTCATCAAGCGGGGCAAGCGGGGCTATCTCTTCACGGTCGGCGATGAGCCCATCGGGCCGGGATTGAAGAAGGCGGAACTGGTGAAGTTCCTGGACGACGGCGCGGAGCGCGATTTCTCGACGGCCGAATGCCTGGAGAATGCGCAGCGCATGTACGACTGCTACCACATCGTCATCAAGGAGGGCAATCACGCGCGCAGTAACCTCAAGAGCGTCACTGATACGTGGCAGCCGCTCCTGGGCCAGCACGTCATATTGCTGGATGATCACACGAAGCTCTCCGAGACCATCGTGTCGATCATCGAGGTTGCCGAGGGTCGCGATGCACATGCGTCCGCGAGCGGCTGGGGTGCATCGGCTGGCGTTGTCTTGGAGGCGGTCAAGCACCTGCCCAAGGGGTCAGCACCGAAGATGCTGGGAGCGCCGTAATGCAGGCGCGCGCGGTCATTGGGGCGAACTTCGGCGACGAGGGTAAGGGTCTTCTCACGGACTACCTGTGCCGTACCGGCGGCGGGGTCGTCGTTCGCTTCAATGGCGGCGCGCAGGCCGGACACACGGTGGTAACCCCTGAGGGCCTATCCCATGTGTTCGGCCATTTTGGCTCCGGGACCCTGTATGGCGTGCCGACCTTCCTGTCGCAATTCTTCGTCTGCAATCCGGTGCTGTTCTTCCGGGAGCGCGAGCATCTGCATTCGATGGGCGTGACAGCCGAGGTATTCGCACATCCGGACTGCCTGGTGACGACCTTCGCCGATATGATCATCAACCAGCGCAAAGAGCGAAAGCGCGCCGATAAAGCGCATGGAAGCTGCGGAGTGGGCGTACATGAGACGATGCAGCGCTCCGCCGTCAGTGAGTTGAAGATCACGATGAGCGATCTTTGG